GATGTTCTAGCAAAATCGCCTTGTGCATCACCTGTCTGTTTATAAATCAAAGATTGTGCAGCAAGAATTTTTGTTTGCGCTGACAATGCACCACTAGACACTTCAAGACCAAGCGCCAGCGCTTCATCTCGTAACGCTGCATCACTTAACAAAACACCAAACTGCCGTAAAGGTTCAGACTCGCCACGCAACGCAGACCCAATAGCGTTAATAGCCTGCTCAGGTGTTGTGTTATTGAATGACGCTAAATCTGATGCAAGCGAGGTAAAGTCGTTGCTAAATGTTGCTAAATCTTGGCCAGATAATCCTGCAGCTTTGCCGAATGTGCCAAATGTGCCTGCGGCTTGCAAGACTGCGTTTTGTGATTGCCCTAAAGAACTTGCTGCCGTTTTAGCAAAGTTTTCAATACTTGCAGCGCCTTCACCAAACACAACATTAACTTTGCTTAGGTTTTCCTCTAAATCTGAGGCTGCCATAATTGCTGGGCCTGCCGCTGCCGCTAATCCTGCAAGCGCTGCGGCCGCTGGTAACGCTGCCTTCTTAATAGCAAACTGAGCTTTCTCACCTGCAGTTTCTAATTGCTTAAATTCTGCAATGGCTTTAGAAATGCCTTTGCCGTCATACTCTGAAATTATCGGTATAGATAATGCCATTACAAACCTTTCTGCACTGTGCGTGACGCTTCAGCAATTACACTTTTCATTTCACGCTCAATACCTCTACGCGCCGAATATACCGCAGGACCAATAAGTCGAGTGCGACCAGGGCGCACCGGGTCAAGATTGTTGCTCAATCGGTTTGGGTTTGCACGACCTGCAGTTTCAAAGATTGCTGCAGCCTGATCTTTTTGAATAATAAGAATTACACCAACTGCATTGCGCTTAGTGTCAAATTTCATTTGCACACCTGCCTTAGCGCGTGACACATCAAATCCTTTAATGTTTTGTGGCGGTGTGCGTTTCTGCGATTTCCAATTACGCGACATACCCGATAGCGGTACTTTTGTGTACATGTTTTTAGCGGCGTTCATAGCTGGTTGTGCGATTTGTGTTGCCGATGCCTTAAATTCTTTAGCAAGTTCTTTGTCAAGTTTGTTTAACTGATTAATTGTGTCTTTCACACCGACAACTTCAATGCGTGCAGTCGTTGTCATTGTTGTTGCTTTTGAACAATGTATGCAACAGTTGCAAGGTCGCGCGCCTCAAATGGTATTTGGGTTGGCCACCACCCTAACGACACAAGCATTTCTGCTAACTGCCTTCGGTAAGTGCCAACCCCGTAGGGTTTCCCACTGTCTCATCTACACCTGATATTTCCATCATTGGGTTTGCTTTGACCCATTTTCGCCAGTCAACCGGCAGTGTGTCGCCTCGCATTTTTAATATTAGATATGCCCAGCAACATAGGTCGCTGTAGCCGATGCCTTTATTGTCAGCAACTTTGCGATCTTCTATGCGTTCCCATTCGCAAACTACAAATAGGTTTGTTGTTAACTCGAATGCTGGCTCGCCGTCATTCATGTCAACTTTAATTTTTATTTTCATGCGTGTACCTTCCCGGTTGGTCTTGCGTTGTTAGTTCTCAGCGGCCAGTGCCGCGCGATCATGCGACCGCTTTAGTCAGTACGCCGCCAGTAAAGGTCAGTGTGATTGTTGACAATTCGCCGAGTGATGCATTAATTGGGGTGTGTGCCGACAAATAGCAATTTGTAAGAGTATAACTAGGGTTCGTCGCGCCAACTGCAGCACTAGTCGGTTTAAGCACAAGCGTTGTCTGAATACCGACAAGACCGAAAACTGTCGCTTCCGTCTCGCTAGCGCTGTATGACTGGTACAACTCAACTTCAATGCTGTTGTTTTGTAGCGAAGTCACTGTTGACGCACCGTACTTGCGTGCCGTGTCACCAAACGCTGTTGTCTCAAGTTGCTCTAACACATAGTTAATTGTGGCGCTAGTGCACTGGTCTTGCAGGTCAATTGCGTTAATTGTCAAACTAGGTTGTGAGAGATAAACCGATGTTGCCATTGTGATTAGTCCTTTTGCTCTGTGTTTATAGTTTTAGCAGATTTTTTAGGTTTTAGTGGGGATAGATGCCCAGAGTCAACTAAAAATTCCAAGTCAGTTGTTAGGTCGCCTAAATTAGCCTCTCGAATGATGTCGCCAAATTTGTAACCGCTTAGTCTGTGGCTAGTGACTTCGTAATCCATTAGGTTGTGCTCGCTTTCATTTGTATGTTTAACGATAGTGCAGGGTAGTCGACACCGCCGATTGTAAGTGTTGTGGGTCTGCCATCAGTGACTGCGACTTTGGCTGCCAATACTTTTGCTGCAATGTTTAGTGCATTGCGGTATGCGTCAGCGTTGCTAGGCCCGAGACTTATAACAGTGACTGGTATTGACATGTCAACAATGTTGCTATTAAAAGCCGTGAACGACATCGCATCAAGCAAGATACATGGTGGCTGTACATTGCGTGGGTCTGTAACGCATACCAAACCCGAGACTGCGTTAAGAGTTGTGGCAAGCGTGTTAATAGCAGTGTTAAATAGATCGTTATAAGTTTGCGCTGCCATTAAGCGACCTGTGGTCTGTCAACACCTAGCAACTGTTTAACAATCGGTGACAGTCCGTTAGTCGAGCCTTGCGACATGCCATCAAACGATGCAAAGTCGCTTATGCCTCCGCGCTGGCGGTAATACGCTGAGCCCAGCATTATTGTTGCAAGCGTGACATCTCCACCGGGTGATGTTGTAAGGCTGTCATTATAACCGCACTCTTGTCGTCTGCGATACGCAAAATTATTTGCAGCGCTTGCGCACTGTGTAACAAATGTTGTGTCGTCAGCGGTCGCTGTGGCTATGCCCAAGTATGTGAGGATTTGCGCGCTAGTAATCCAACTACAGGTTTGCGTATAGGTGACAGTGCCAGAATAGTCAACAACAAATTCAACACTTGTACCTGTGCACGCATACAACACCTGATTAGGCACTGGATCGTTTTCATCAAATAACAGTTCACCAGTAATTGAGTCAATGCCAATAAATTTGTATTGTGGCAATGCAAGCACCGTAAATGTGCCTGAGAATGGTGCAGCTAATCCTGAAACAATTACTGACTCGCCTAACGCAATCTCGTTTGCTTCAAGCGTGCTTATGCAGGCGTAGTTGTTTAGTAATTGTTTAGTTTGTGTTTTGTAAGTTGCCATAGCGGTTGAGCCGCTACTCGACTAGGCCAGCGCTAGTTTTTGCAAGAAAGCGGCTTTTGCCACAAATGTTGCAAAGTAGCCGTAGTAACTAAATGTGCGTTCAAGTTGTGACGGTACTTCTACCGAAACAATGCCTTTTTGCTGTTCGTAAACTTCAAAGCCTGGGGCGTATGCAACAATCATTGTGTTTGATGCATAATTGTTGTCAACAATCAATGTTAAACCAAGTGGGTTTAGTGAAGAGTACGACAAGTCTGCACCTGCTGTACCGATTGAGTTTTGACTGATGACATTGTTGCCGTTAATTGCTGGGAACAATGGGCGCTTTGAAGTGTCTAATTGGCGACCAAGCAATTCCCAAACATTAGGCGACACAAACAAATGTGTCGGAAAAAAGTTTGAAATACTTGCAATGTTGACTGCTGCACCGTAAAGCGCTGTCATCAATGACGATGGATCGGTTTGGTTAACTGTCCATGTCACACCCGAAGTTGCACCGCCTGCAACCATGTTGTCGGCTGCAATATTGTCAGTTGCAATCAAATACTCGCCAGCCAAGTCATTTAATACCAAATTCATTGCTGATGGGTCTGTGAAGTCCATGTCTTGATAACTCATTGTGACTTGACCAGCAACAGTGGTTTTAGTAACCGTGTTAGATGCAATCACCATTGTTGTTGCTGATGCAGCACTGCCTTCGGTTTGTGTTCCAGCGCTTGTATGCGTTGTAATTGTTGGTCGCACAAATGTTTTGCTTGGTGTGTTTGGCATTGCGCGTGCGCCCAATGCAGACACAACAGGTCGCACAAAATTAAGGTCTTGGAATAGTGGCCCAAGTACAGGTACTGGCAAAAGTCCCGGTGTGTCAGTTGTAAGAATGTCGCCTGCAGCTGCTTGCAACGCTGTTTGTTGTTTGCCTAATGCTGCTTTGTAAGCCAAATTCACTTTTGCAAATGTGTCGCCACCAATGTGCATTGCTGCAAGATATTCGCCTGGTGATGGCATTTTGAATTCTTGTTTTGGTTGTGCCCAGAGTTTGTCAACTACTGATGCTGCTATTTCGACTGTTGGTTCTACTGATTCCATGATTTTCTCCTGTGTAGGTATGACTTCATTTAACTCTATTTTTTTGACTTCTTGTGGGATACTCGCTGCAACATCTGTGATGACCGCACCGCTAAACGCGCCTTGGCTAACCATGCTTAACTCTGTCCAATCGGCTGCTTCAACGATCATGACGCCGTCAGCGTCATAACTAAACTTTGTTGGGTTAATGCCAACAGATACTGAGTCAATTACACCGTCATTTGCAAGTGTCAAATATTCGTCACCTAGTCGAGTAGCGCTGATTTTTGCTGTAAACATCATGCCCTGTGGCGTGTCTAGACGCTCAGTTAATTTGCCAATGATTTGACTTGAGTCGTGTTGGCCGTAAAGTTTTGGTGCGCGACCGTCAACAGGTAACGCGCCTTGCATAATGCGCACCTTTGTACCGTCAGCAACTACCGCTGTCTCATCGTATGTGACTGCTATGCCACTGATTGAGCGGCGCGGTAATTCCCCTACCGCACCTGCGTCAACCGTGATCAGCGAGGGAACTAATTTGATCATGTTGGCGATACTACATCAACTGTCTCTGGCATTTGTGGCATGTCGTGATTTGTTAGCGAGTACTCGCCAGTCAAATAATCCTCAACATCAAATTCAACATAAGTGCCGTTAGGTAAAACATTATTTTGGCTAAGTGTGCCAGCAATGCAATCGGCGTATGCGCGCACACCAAATGTCCACAAATCCATACGAGACTCAGCGCTTGACTGATACGAGTACGAGCCAACACTGATGCCTGCAAGGTATGGCGGTATGTTGCACAAGCGCGCCATTTCCATTGCCTGAAACTCTGCCGAGTCAATAAGCAACATCTTGTCAGGGCTAGTCAGCGTTTCGGTGTAGGTCACGAATTCGTTAAGCGCTGCAGTCTGGTTAGTTTCGCGCGCATTGTTAAACGCTGCTGCAAGATCAGCCAATTCTTGACCGCTTAATGGCTCGCCACCAGTCTGACGCAAAATACCTGCTGGGATTGCGCTACTGCTATTTCGATACCGCGCTGCTTCAAGTTTTAGTGCTGTTGCTACCGCTTGCGTTGACTGGTACACGATGCCCTGTATCGGTGACAAAAATTGCACAACATCATTTGGGTCTAGTTCGCCACCTTGAAACATTATTTGTTTTGATGGCGCAAACCACACTGGTCCAGACTGATCTAAAGTTTGCACCATCGCTGCAGGTAGTCGAGTAAACGATGCCGGGAAACCGTCAGCAGTACGACTAGTTATATACCAAAATGCGCGACCGAAAAAAAATAAATCGTCAAATGTCCATGCCATAATAAAATTGTTTGGCAATGTCGGGTCAATTTTTCGTAACCAAGTACGCGGTGCAATTGGCATCTTTTCCATTTCGTCACCATTCCAAATTTCGTTATACATTTTTAGACCCATGCAACCAAGAACAGATGCCATAAGATCGCGCGCTCGACTAACAGTTGGCACACTCATTGCTTTATTGCGTGCGTCGCCTTCAATGTATGAGTAGTACTGACCGATCATGCCAGCGCCACCGTTATTAGATGACTGATAATAACTGCCAGCGGCTGCAGCTTTAGTTGGTGGTTGCGCGTTTGCGTTAGCAGTAATTTTGTCTGCAATAAATTCAATTAAAGTTTTAGCCATGCAGTAAGTATGCCATCGCCTTTACCGCGCATGGTGTATAGGTGCTGGCCGCAAACAGACCGAGAAAGCAGGTAAACAGCCAGCCACCCACAAACAGATTAGCGTGACGCAACCACAATCATAGGTTTACCGCTAGAGGTAGGTCGGCTGGCAAGCGCTGCAGCCCACACCATACATCGAGCCAACTCAATAGGCCCGGGTGATCTTTGACTAGATAACGCAATGCTGTTTTGTGACCGTACCGCGACAGCGCGCTGTACATGCTCAGCCAACATTTCTTCGCCAGTGTGCACAATAAGTTTTTCGCCAATCATTGCTTTTATGCGTGGCGTAAATTTAAGTATCTCGCCGTACCCGACAACAATTCTTTTCTGTTCAAGTTTTAAAGGCCAATGCAAATCTATTGTCGGCGTGATTGCAAACCGTACCC